GACCTAGGGGCATGGAAGTTTGAGTATGCGTTTCAAAACGCCTACTACGTGCGAGCCAAGTTCTACATGGAACAGAAGGTCAGTGGGGAATACGAGAATCGTATTGCAGGGCTTCCGGTAAGCATTAGCTCTCAACTTACGTTTGATGACTTGGTACACGGCAAGGTGCTGCATGGCAAGCTCAACCCGGAGACGGTGCCAGGCGGGGTCATCCTGAAAGATGTTCCCTGGATGATGAATCTGAAGTGAGGGTGTGATACACTATTCTCATACGTGAGAGGGTCACCCCGGCAGGGTAATTACCACACGCAGGCTGGCCCTCTCACCCTCATTAGCCTAATCGGGCACACGAAAGGACAACATCATGGGATTCCAGAAGGTCGAATTCACGGTTCCGGAAGCCGTCAACCCCTACATCAACGATGTGGCAGAGCTTGCGGCAGAGTCGCCCGCAGAAGCCAACGCCGCATTCGCTATCGACGTTCCGGCCAAGGAGCAGTCGAAGCATGAGCAGTGGGTGCGTGTCGCCGCACGCAAGGCCAATCGCACCGCACGTCTCCGCAAGGTCGATTCTAGCGCTGTCGTGATTGAGGGTCAGACGGAAAAGGGCCGCGATATTAAGTCGGGCACCGTCGTCCTCACCTACACGCTCGGTGTCATGCACGCGGAGGGCAAGGGCCGCAAGGGCGGCGCTGACGCCGTCCAGGAGACCACAGAAGCCACCACTGAGGCACAGCCCCAGAAGGGTGTCAAGGCGGTCCCCGCAGCGGCCTGAGCGCCGCTGGGAGGGTCACAATCGGGCAGTCATCCCACACGCGGATGCCGGGACGGGTGGCACAGCATACACGAGAATCGCACACGTTGAATCGTGCTCGTGGTATCATGGGGCTGCAACCTGCTGAGGTCACTCACCGGATGCCCGATTAGAGGGGAGGTCAGTAATGGCCTCCCCTCGTTCTCATTTGATCGAAAGTTAACGGAGAAATCATGGGCATTGTTGAGGATTATATTAACGGGTTGGAGGGTCAGGATGATCTTGACCTTCCTGAAGTTGTCGGGGAAATCCTGAAGCTTCACAATCAGGAAGTCAGTACCAGCACAGCCAAGATCGGCCAGCTTCAAACACAGATCACAGATAAAGATGCTCTTATCGCTGAAAAGGATAAGAGCATCAGTGACGTTAAGGCGGCGAATTGGGATTTGGTAAATCGCATTCCTGGCGAACCGGTAAAGCCTGAACCGCAGATTGACGCGGAAACGGGCTTGCCGGATGCAAGTTCTATCACACTTGACGACATGTTTGCAGAAAGGTAAATCATGGTCAAAAACATTCGACCGCTGATCGACAAGGCTAGTAACGTCGATTGGCTTAACGCTATTCGTAATTCCCTGGGAAGTGAGTACCAGGCACGCATTCCTGAGGCAACTCAGGCGAACGTGGCTGAGACCATTGAGCAGCTTTGGAATTACCAGGCCGGTCGCAATCAGGTTGTTGACGCACTTGTCAACCGAATTGGTCTTGTCCTTTTCAAGAACACCATTTGGTCTAACCCGCTTGCGGTGTTCAAGATCGGGTCGTTCGAGAATGGCGACACGATTGAGGAAGTGATGAACGGACTTCTTGAAGCCGTTGATTACGACTTCGACCGGGATGAGCTTGAAAAGGAAATCTTCGGAAATCACCCGTTTGAGACTCAGACGAATTTCCACAAGATTAACCGTCGTGACCGGTACACCTTCACGGTAAACCAGCCCGGGCTCCGCATGGCGCTTCTCAACAACGAGCTTGGCAGCTTCCTTGCGAACGTCATGAGCATGCCGCAGACTTCGGATCAGAACGATGAATTCCTTCTGATGATGAACCTTTTCAAGGAATTTGATAAGGCTGAGGCCTACCACATTCAGAAGGTTCCCGATGTTGGCGCGACAGCTTCCACGCCGGAACAGTCCAAGGAACTTCTGCGACGGATTCGTGAGTACAACAACACGCTTCCGTTTATCTCGCGTATCTACAACCCGGCAGGTATGCCGGTTGCAGCTAACCCGGATAAGCTCATCCTTATCACCACGGCTAACGCTGACGCGGCGATGGATGTTGAAGCTCTTGCGGGCGCATTCAACATCAACAAGGCTGAGGTCAATAACCGTAAGATTGTTATTCCGGAGCGTTACTTCGGAATTGAGGGAGTCCAGGCGATTCTTACCACGAGCGACTTCTTTGTCGTGGCTGACAACCTGATTGAGACTACTTCTCAGTTCAACCCGGCAAAGCTCACCACGAACTATTGGCTGCACCACTGGCAGGTAATGAGCGCATCCCGCTTCGCCCCGCTTGTGATGTTCAGTAGCTCGCGTGAGTCCACGGTCATCACGACCACACCGACGCCGGTTACCAGCATCAGTGCGTTCACCATTAAGGACAAGGCCGGTAACACGGCAGCCACTCAGGTTCTCCGCGGTGTTCTCTACGATGTTGTGGTGGAGGGTGTCACCACCCCGGCCAGCACCGACCCGGCGGCCCTTGACCTGGACCTTTCCGGCCACACGTCTCAGTTCTCCTACCTCAGCAACCATGGAGACCTGTACCTGGGACCGGATGAGACCGCAGACACCATCACGCTCACGGCGACCAGCATCGACAACGGTTTCACCACCACGACGACGCGCACGGTTTCCGGCGCTCAGGTGATCCCGTGGCCGAACACGACGGTCCAGCTTGACATTGACCTTGACAACCTGGAAGAGGTCACGCCCGCTGTGCCGACGTTCAAGGCTAACGTCATCACCATCCCGAAGGTTAACGGCGTGCTGTACAAGAATGGTGCTACCAGCCTCACGGACGGGCAGAAGATCACCGTTGCTGTCGGCACTCCGGTAACCATTACGGCGACGGCTAAGGCGGGCAAGGAGCTTACCACGGGCGCTCCCGCTTCTTGGGTGTTCACCGCAGTTTGATTGGCTAGTGGAGGGTTGTCTAGGGGTAGGCAACCCTCCACTTACACGTAAGGAATCATTGTGGGCGTTCCAGTAGCAGCCGATCCGGTAGAAGGTTATGCGGGCGACGAATGGAATATTGAGGTTGAGTTTCTAACTCCCTCTAACACACCATTCGATTTGTCTAAGTTCAACACTTTCCGCTCAGAGTGGCGAGTACAAGAATACAACCCCTTCAATGTAAAGAGTTTGGAAGTTATTAAGCATGACCTTGCAGGCGGAAAACTGCGTCTCCGGGTCACACCTGAACAGACCAGCACCATGAATAGTAATGGTGTTATTGATATTATGGCGGATGAAAAGCAGACGCTAGTTAAGTTCGCTACAACTCTTACCGGAGACGTTACGCTATGAGCGCCGAAACAGACAATCTTATTGCTATTGTTAATGTCAGCACGGGTGTTGGTATGAAGGGCGACAAAGGCGACAAGGGTGACAAGGGCGACAAGGGTGACAAAGGCGACAAGGGTGACACCGGGAAGTCAGGCACGGAAGCTGATGCAGAAAAGTTTCAGTGGATTATCACACCGGAGCAGTTCAACGCTGTAGGCGACGGTGTAGCCGATGATACGGCAGCAGTTCAGGCTGCACTTAATGCGGCAGGCGCGGGAGTAGTTGTCCGCGGGGCTTCAGGGTCCAGCTATAAAGTTGTTACCCCGCTGGCGATTAACGCGGCAGATGCAACCGTTGAAAGTTTGAGGGTTGTCTATTACGGTACAACGGCATCCGTATCAGGCGGTATTTCAGCGCTGAAGGTTAACAACTCTCCACGAGCCACGCTCACAGACGTGACGGTTATTGTGGCAACTCAAACGCAGCAGTATACCGGTATCGGGATTAGAAACTCACCACTGACTAAACTTATTCGGCCTAGGGTTCATAATGCACGATGGGCTGGAATTGATATTGTTGATTCGGCGGGGGTTGAATCACCCAACACTGAAATAATCGACCCAAACCTGACTCAGAATCGTTTTGGAGCAGTATTCTCAGCTAAATATTGGCGGGTTAGTGGTGGGTACATTTCTTCTGAGTGGACAAAGACTCAGGAGTATATTGATAACGGCGGTATTTGGAATTCGTCGTCGCTATATTATGACGGAATTATTATTGGCGCCGGGTGCCAGGGCTGGACAATCAGCAACGTAAACATTGTTGACAACGGTCAGTCAGGTGTCTACTCAGGGGCCAACGTTGAATATGGATCAATCATCGGCAACGTTATTCAAGGCAACTGGAATAAGGGCATTGATCTTGCGCCAACTGGAACAAAGTCTGAAAGCAATCGGGTTCACCACGTAACGGTTAGTGGTAACACGGTTATTGACAACAAGACTGGCAACATTCACGGGTACCATCTTGATGATTCAATCATTGCAGACAATGTTTCAGTTCTGACAAGCTCGGCAACAACGACAAACTGCGTTCTGTTGAACGGCATTTCTTTGCGAAATGTGATTGCCAACAACACTTTGTCAACTATGGGGACTCCTTCAGCGCTCTTTATCAATACAGTGCAAGGCTGTAAAGATACCTTCGTAATTGCTAACACGATTGAAGCGGCAACACCATACTCATCATTCAGTCTTGCAGAAAACGTTGTCATAGACGGCACGGCAGGACTCAAAATCCTGTCGTCACTGAGAGCTACATTGGCTGTAGACCTCGCAGCTCAGACAGGTTTGGCGGGTCGTGAGGCGTTAAAGCTGACGGCGTCCGCAGACAATACTTGGACGCAGATTACATCTAACCTTAAATTGAGGTTGGTGGACACGGCAGGCACGCGCGTAGCGTTTGAATCAGGTGCAATTGAATCTAACAACGGTCTTGTTGTCACGGCTGGAGGGGTATTCTTTAACGCAGCATCGCGAATGGCAATTCCTAGAGTGGCGACGACAAACGGCGGAGACCTGTGGTATTTGACGTCGGGGATTCTGCAATTTAGAGATGGTCAACTATCCACAACTCGTACACTCGCATCAGTCGATGTTGACGTTACTAGCAACTTCACAAACGCAGCAGCAGGTGTGAACACGGGTAGTAAGATTGCGGGCAGACAAGTGTGGAATAGTGTCACGCATAAGACAGTCACGGCTAGCGGGTCTACACCCACATCAGCGTGGTATGACGAGACTGGCGCAGTAGCGCACACTCCGGTATAAACCATGGGCCAGAATCTAGACGGACAGCCGAACCACTACACGGCAGGGTCTGACTTCGACTATTCCGTGTGGACAGCAGGCACACAAATTGACCTCGTTAACGTCAAATGGAACAACGACTACCGGGACGTTGTCAAGTTTGCCGATAAGGCAGCACTCAACACTTACATCAACAGTCTCAGCCCTGCCGGTATCAGACTTAACAACACTACTTACGCCAAGCCTAACCAAGATATTTTTCTTCCAATTCCTTACAACAGGGTCAACCGGTACAATTATCTGAGGGCTAGTAACCCGCTGATGCCGATACCGGATGACATTCAGAAAGATTTCTACTACTTCATTCTGGACTGTGAGTACGTCAACCCGCAGACAACCCGCTTGCGGGTGCAGCTTGATGTGTGGCAGACGTTTGTTTACGATGTGACTATCGGTAATTGTTATGTAGAACGCGGTCATATTGGTATTGCCAATGAGAACCAGTTCAACAATTATGGGCGCGACTATCTCACGGTGCCGGAAGGTTTGGATATTGGTGCTGACTACCGGGTAATTGCTAAGCGCAATAAAGAAGTGGTGGGGGTTAGCAATGCAAACCCTCTTGGAGGGTACGAGCATGATGTTATCGCCGTATCTTCTACCGACCTGACCGCTCTACCCGGAACCGTTACCGCGCCGATACTGAAATCCGCGCCAGGATCAAAGATTCAGGGAATGCCCTCCGGGGCGGCATTCTATGTGTGGGACACCGTAACGGATTTTCAGGGCTGGCTTCTCAACAAGCAAGATGCGCCGTGGGTTACGCAGGGCATTATTTCTATAACAGTGATGCCTAAAATTACCCGGTACACGCCAGATTTTGTGTATGAGTCAGGCATTGAACCACAGCACATTTCAGACATGCACGCATTCCCCATTAAGCACAACATGTTTAGTGACTGGCGGAATAGCAGCGAAGTTCTCAACTGGATTGACGCTAAATATCGTAATTTGAAGAAGTTTCTTACAGCGCCATACATGGTGATTGAAGCAACTACATGGTCAGCAACGCCAGTCGTGCTACGACCTGAAGCGTGGGCTAGCGCTAACGCAGAATTTCTTGAACGTGTTAATTACATGCCGCCAAGTCAACGGGTACAGTTCACACCCAGACGATACAACTCTTCAGGACAAACGCCAGACGCATTCTTCGGAATGACATACGACGAATTTGTCACGTCAATCATGGGGCTCCCTGGAATGACGCCAGAGATTGCAGCGCCAATCATCGCTAAGTATGGCGACATTGGTGATGATTTTGGTGACTACCTGGACATTATCACGCAGCTTGCAGGATTCCCAGCGCTACCTGTCGTCAACAATATGGCGCTGAGCTATCTCGCATCAAACACGCACAGCATCGATTATTCGCGCAAGTCTGCCGGGTGGACACAGCAGCGGGCACTAGGTTTGGCGGCAGGACAGTTCGACATTGCTACGGGCGGAATTGACACGGCAAGTGATCTTCAGGCAGTGTCACAGCGGGCTACCATGAATCAGGCGATAAGCCAGAACCAGAACATTGCAGGGCAGGCCATAGTAGGCGCCATTGGCGGCGTCGCAGGCGGCGTGGCAGGCGGAGCGGCATTTGGCGGGTCTCAGGGGGCTGTAGCAGGCGGTATTGGCGGAGCAGCCAACGGCATTACAGGTGTGATAAGTGCCGACATTCAGGCGCAGCGAAACATTGAAGCGGCATCACTGACCAACTTGGCGTCTCGGCAGAGTACGCAGGAAAATAACGAGCAGGCCAGGCTTTCGCGTGACACGAATATGGCCCTTGCACGATTCGCGTCAAAGGGTGACTACGCGAACGCTATTGCAGGGGTGAATGCGCGCGTGCAAGATGCTGCAATGATTCAACCGAGCGTGGCAGGCCAATTCGGCGGGGACTCCACAAACATCGCTAACGGAACCATGCAGTTCAGTGTGCGTTGGAAGCTGATTGATGCGGCAGCAATCCGCATTGTCGGGGATTACTGGCTCAGGTTCGGGTATGCGATTCGGGCGTTTATTCGTCCACCACAGTCTCTTATGGTGATGACGAAGTTCACCTATTGGAAGATGACGGAAGCTTACATTTCTTCATCTATGGTCCCGGAAGGTCACAAGCAAGTGCTGAGAGGGATCATGGAGAAGGGGTTCACCGTGTGGGCTAACCCGGCAGACATTGGAGAAATTGACATTGCCGACAATGCACCGCTGGCAGGGGTGAGCTACTAATGGCTAACAAGCATGCAAGTGGGATTGACTACTTCTACAACAGTGCGCTCTTTGGAGCGCCGTCACCATTCGCCAACAACCCTAGCGCACAGCGTGAACGACTCATCCAGCGCAACCTTGAACGCAACATTTCCGAGCTAGCCGTCAACAGGTTTAAGTGGGAAGGTCTGCCTGATTCTATTGATCCCCGATTTCTAGAAGTGACGATGCTTCTGAACGGCTTGGTCATTTTCTATTGGGATAAGGAATATGACAAGCTTCTTGCGGTGAAAGCGTCTGCTACTGGATATGTCAACTTCATGGACTGGCCCGTCGCATACACCATTATCGGGCCAGGGTCGCGCATCAACGACATTGGTGGTCAGACCACTTTTATTCCGAAGCAAATTAAAGGTTTCATTCCTATGGCGGATGCTAAGCCGGAAGACACCAAAATGCAGGGCGTGCCGGTATGGCCGAATTATTTCCGACAGTCTGATCTTGATACAATTCAGATTTACTCATCCCGTCTGGCGACAACGGATATGACTCTGGAAATCAACACCCGCAACGCCCGGCAGAATAAGGTTGTCGCATCCACCACTAACACACAGCTTTCAATGGTGAACCTGGCACGGCAGATGGATGAAGGCGTGAACGTCATTCAGCCAAAAGATGCTGCAATGATGGACGCCATTACCGCAATTGATCTTGGCATCAACCCTGACATGTTCGACAAGCTCGCAGTGTTGCGCAACAAATGGTGGAATGACTGCATGGGACTACTCGGCATCAATAACGCCAATCAGGACAAGAAAGAAAGGCTCGTGGAAGCCGAAGTCGGTGCCAATGATGAACAGACGGACTCCATGCGTTATGTGGCCCTACAGGCCCGGCAGCAAGGCGCAGAGTATGTCAATCAGGTGTTCGGCACAAACATCACCGTGGATTTCAACACGGAAATTGAAGCTCAGGCAGCGGCCATGGCAGCACAGCAGGGGATAGAACAAGACAGTGATAGCGATGAGTCTAAGAGTGAGGATGACAAATAATGGCTACCTTCACGATGCAGCTGAAAGAGGTCATTGAATCGCTGTATAACGAGTCTACGGATGAGGATGAATTTATCCAGCAATATGCGCCGCTCACGTACTCTGGGGTTACCTACGGCAAGCTTCCCATTCTCCCTGAGTATGGAACGCTTGGTCTGGCGTACTACCCCATCTATGCTGAGGGTTATCGTAAAATTCTCAACGGCAAGATCATTGATGAGTATTACAATCAGGAAATCGGCACCGAGACTATCGACAATTTTGTTCTGATTCTTCGCAAGAAAATGGATCAGATCATGCCGTACTACAACGAGCTTTACAAGTCTCAGCAGCTTGAATTCGACCCGCTTCTCACTATGGACATTCATAGTGTCGGGGAAAACAAAGTGGAGGGCACGGAAACAGTAACCGCAGAGAACACTTCAGATTCACAGACAAAGGCAGGCTCTAGGGCCACAAACTTGAACTTCCCGCAGACAGCGCTAGCCGGTAATGCCGACTATGCTACGTCAGCAGTCGATTCAAGTTCTGACAGCGAAGTTGACGCTACATCTAAGCAGGACAGCGATTCATCTTCAAACACTGAGGCCAACAGTGACACTCGTGTCACAGGTTATCAGGGCATTACCTCAAACCTCATTGTTGCGTACCGGAACAGTCTTATCAACATTGACACGATGGTCATTGATGAAATCAAAGATTGTTTCATGCTTCTACACAACAACGGTGATGAGTATTTCGCTTCTGAGTCACGATATGGATGGTGGTAAAATGACAACCCCGATTCTCCCTCCCTACGTTCCGCCGTTTAAGCCGGTTCCGCAGGTTACCCCGTTCACGTATCGTGACGGGATTACCATGCTGAAGAAGCTTGACGGGCTTGGCGGTTATATTAACAAGGTTCTCGTGCCTTTCGTTAATGAGAACTATTCTGAGCTTGCAGACGCTTTCGAGTCTGAGGTCAACCGACTCATCGACATTATCGTCAATGACTCCATTGAAATTCAGGACCCAATTGTCGCGCAGCTTATCTATGATCTGGAAAGTCAGACGCGGCAGGCGCTTGACGCGGTCATCGCGGAAACGATTACCGGGGCTAGTGACACTTACCCCGTTTACCGACTGTGGACGGGCTCAAGCTACCCGGCAAGAATCCCCAACACGGTAAACATCTTTGTCGGCGACGCCGATCCGGGGTTGCTCATGGACCCGATACAAGATGTGTGGGCAAACGATGCCACCACAATCCCGGCAGTAGTCGCAGAAGTCGAAAACACCGGATCAGAACTTTACGGCGCAATCCTGGAAGTGTCACAGACAAACATTTTCAAGGGTGCAGGTGAATTTGAGGTCAACAGTAGTCGCACGGCAGGATCACGCGGTTACTACCCTTCAGCAGCGCCCACAGCATCCGGCATGGCCGTGTGGCTCATGCAGGACACACTCTCTTTCAACGTGGCTGCAACGTTCCAGGTTCCGCGCGGGTGGCGCAGTGTCAAATTCAACATTCTGTGGTCGCACGAAGTAGCTGTACCGTCAGGCGATGTGTACTGGACCCTGGCAGCACAGACAATCAGACCCGGCGACACGATTGGTTCTTCTACGTTTGGCCCGTCGTTTACTGACCCGGCGCTCGCTCAGCTTGTCGTGAACACGGTGGCCGTGCCGGGTGAATACGTGGTCGGGGTTACGCCGACAATGCTGAGGGTTGGGGTTCTCCGCGTGTCGTCTAACGCTCTGGACACGTTTACCGGGGTTATTGGTCTGATCGGGGTGGAAATGGTGAGGGCTTCATGATTAGGGCAGAGTATGCCCGAAAGCTTTCCATGCCGTATAAGTTCGGCGGTCCCGCTTTCATGACGGACGGGCGGATTCAGACGTTTCAGAAGCTCATTGCGGATGACGCGATGGACCCGCGCATGAAAGCTCTGTGGGATACAGCGCTCGCACGTGACACTAATTATGTGTTGCGTGGCCCGCTAGACCCGTTCATCATCCCAGCGTATTACGATGACCCTGACGCGGCGCGTGAAGCGGCAGACACTATGACAGATGATTTTGAGGCAGCGGCAGATTTCGCGTATCGCTGGGCCGTGAATGGTGATGTAGCAGCGTCGAAGGCCGCTGTGAAGATCATTGACGCTTACTCAAAGATTAAGGAAGTGTCGCGCACGGCTCAGACGATGCTTTCATGGTGCGATCATTACCCGATTTTACTGCAAGCGGCAAATGTGGTGAGTAGTTCAGCGGCCTACACATCGTCTATTGACACAGCGCTGAAGGTTTTCACCGCTAACACGGCGGATATGACCGTGGCCTACGATCACGAGAATAACTGGGCAGCGTGGGGTGTTTGTTTCGAGCTTAGTAGCGCTGCATTGCTTGAGCAGCGTGACCGATTCGACAAGGCAATTCAGCGTTGGCGTTGGCTGATGGATCACACCCTAGTCAACAACGTGCCAATTCTTGAGGTCTACCGTGAAGGTGGCTCACAAGGTAACGGCTCATCCGGACTGTATTATGCCAACTTCCACTTGAGCGGCATGTCTCAGGCGGCAGAGTGGGCCCGGTTCAACGGTGAATGGTTGTATGACTACACAACACCTGACGGTTCAACGCTTGAGGGTTACTGGGAGAACGTAGCCAACTGGACACGGTACCCTGAAGATTTCCCGTACAACACATCGGGTGTCCCTTCTGTCACGACATACATTCAGAATTATGTGGACATTATGCACACATTTTCCCCGAATGCTGATTCGCAGTATCTTGTGGACACGTTCACGACGACTCAGGATTATTACGGGCTGCATGGTGTGACTGTGACGTATCGGTACAGGCCGCTTTATGGTTAGAGCGACGCACATCGAAACCTACGGGAACCAACTTAAAGTTTACTATGAGGATGGTCACGTAGATTTAGCTGTGCCAACTCAAGGACATATTTGGCTTGTTAACTCCACACCCGGCAGCGGGGGTGGAGGAACCGGCGACTACTCATGGCCCTATTCGCTGGACTACATCACCAGTGAATTCGGGCCACGCGGTTCAGGCTTCCATGAAGGCATGGATTGGTCTGGCGGTCCCGCCGTACTCGGTGAACCGATCCCTGCAATCGGTGACGGCATTATCGAGTATGCGGGTGGCGCGGGCGGTACAGGCTTCGGTAACCATGTCATCATCCATCACGGCACGTTCGACGGGTATGACTGGAAGAGCGTGTACGGGCACATGCAGAACTTGCCGCCCGTCACGACCGGCAACCCAGTTCTGAAGGGGGCAACGATTGGTGCGGTGAACAACACCGGAAGCTCATACGGGTCACACCTTCATATGGAGACTCACCGCTGTGCGGTAGGTGGCAGCATTATTTGGGCGAATGGTAACCCGTCGTGGGGTGCAACACGCACGGCGGTTAACCCGCGCGATTTCATGAGTCTGTATGGTGACGGGTCGGTGATTATCCCGTGAGCGATGTGAAGATCAAGTCTTACTACAACTTTAGTAAGCTGCTCTCGTATAACGCCGTTTATAACTTTGCTGTAGGCGGTCGCGGTATTGGTAAAACCTACGGCAGTAAACGACTGGACATTAAGACAGCCATTCGCACACACCAGGAAAATCCAGGCATGTGCGATCAATTCATTTACATGCGCCGGTACAAGGAAGAGTTAGCGCTCTCTCGTGACACATACTTTGCTGACGTGCAGCATGAATTTCCTGAATGGGACTTCCGTATTCAGGGTAAAGAAGCTCAAATGTGTGAGGCAAAGTTTAGGAATGAGAAGCGTCGTGAGTGGCACACTATCGGGTATTTTGTCGCGCTATCAGTCGCGCAAAGTTACAAGTCTGTGGCGTTTCCGCGTGTCAAGAAGATTGTATTTGATGAGTTTATTCTGGAAAAGTCAGCTACACACTACCTCCCGAATGAAGCACAAATCTTCAACAACTTCTTCAGCACGGTAGACCGGTACAAGGATAAGACAAGAGTTCTCTTCCTTGCTAACAGTGTGAGGATTGAAAATCCGTACTTTATCGAATTCAAGATTGATCCTGACACATCCGATGATGAAGGATTTGCGCGGCTTTATGGGGGGTTCGTAGTTGCACATTTCATCCATAGCGATGAGTTCAATGCTGAGGTTTACACAACCCGCTTCGGAGGTTTTATCCGGGGTACAGAATATGCTGACTACGCTGTCGGCAACCAATTCCGTGATAACCGTAAAACACTGATCGGCAGGAAGCCTAGCGGGGCTAGCTACACCCTCACGTTGGAGCTTGATTCGGGGACGTTCAGCATATGGTATGACATTCGCGGCGGGGTCTACTATGTTCAGAAGAAGCGTCCGGCAGCACAAGAGAAGTTGTTTACCCTGTCACCGGATAATATGAGTGAGGGTAAAACGCTTTTCACGAAGACGGATAAGCCTTTGCAGATGCTCCGCACAGCGTTCCGGCATGATAGGATGCGCTTCGATTATGCGGCAACCCGTAACGCATTCATGGAAGTATTCAAAACGTGAGCCAGGCGCAAAGGTCGCTCATAATCCTGATTAGCGCTTATGCACCCTTGTTCGGTATAGCTGTCACTATCATAAACATTTACTACCCTGAATTGTCGGGACCGTTAACGGGTGTTGGTGCAGCAACACTAATCATATTGGGCACACTGTTGGGAATAGCGACATTCATGAGGGGCAAGGATGCAAAATCTACCGAGAAAGATTGACCCATCACTCATCCAAGAAGGTGATGAGATTATCGTGCGCTGGCCCAAAGAGCAGGGTGTAGCCACGACGATGGAGGGCCGCGTTCACGAGCTACGGCTAGGTTCCAGCGGTTTCACACATTTCATTACACGTGAAGGCGGCAGGCTCATGACGTGGAAGGTGGGGGATAAGTCACGTCTGATCCTC